GACGACAGGGTAGAGGTGCACCACTTCAAGGATGCCGCCGCCGCACTGAAAGGAGAGGGCGATGGAGAAGGATGAGGCACGCAAAGAACTGCTTGCAGGAATTCGCTACGTAGCTGGCGGCCTTATCCACCCACAAGAGGCGATGGAGATTGCCGACGCCTACGCCCAAGCCGCTGTCGATGCCGCCCTCGCCGACACGCTGGGGCTGCTGGAGACGGTTAGGCATTACCTCACGGAGACGCCCCGCTACATGGTTCGCTCTGGTCGCAATTCGGAATACATCGGACAAGACGAAATTGTAGCGGCGATTGATACCGCGCTGCTGGCGGGGAAGGAGAAGAAGGGATGAAAGCTTGGATATGTCCTTGGTGTGGTTGGTCCTGGACGTTCGTTTTCAAGTATTGCTTACACTGTGGACGCCGATGCTGACGCTTGATGAGGCGGTTGCAAACTATGGAGAGGCAAAGGACATCCTCATTGAATACGCGGACACACGAAGGGAACACTACCCCGACGGCATGGGTTGGGCGGTGGAAACCCTCGACGCCGCCGTCGGGGACGTGGTGCTGGCGGCAGTCTCGAAGTACGCCGCCTGCTGGACTGACGCGGGCCGCGAGCAGGCTTTTGCCGAAATCGAGCGGCTCCTTGGGCCGGAGAAGACACATTCTTCTTGACCTAGATTCAATCTAACGCTATACTTATAGTATGAACACTGGAGGTCGTCCAAGAAAAGCCGTTGGCAAAGTCTTGATCCTTGCTATGGCGATCATTCGTAAGCAGCAGGGAATCTCGCAAGAAGAACTAGCTCTCAGAATTGGCTGTCATCAGCCCGAGATTTCATGGATCGAGACTGGAGAAGTCTACCCGACGAAAGAACGACTAGAGCTCATCGCTAGAGAGCTTAAAGTTGACGAGCCCGAAGATCTACTCTTGTCGTACAAGGAGTACCTTGACAGACAACGACAGCTTCATAGCGGAGTACGAAAGTCACCCAGCTCCTAGGAAGCTTCTGCCTCGAGTGAGTGAACAAGTCGTTATCAATGCTGCATTCGGCGGCGTCGATCTTGACAGACGAGTCGATATTTTCTGCTTTGATACTCCAGCTGTACCTGAAGACAGTGCTCGAGCAGGCTATCTTTCTTGGCTCGGAACTGTCTTCTCGAAGATTGAACTCCTCCGACAGGAGAATTGTGCTCTCATTCTCCTCTGCCACGATCGCAAGGGACACTCGTTTTTGAAGAGCGTCGTAACAGCAGATCTTGCTCAAAGTTGGGGCTGGCTACCCTTTCGACAGTTCGTCTGGCTCAGACAAGAAGCAGACTTTCATCGTTCGCGATACGCTTACCTCACGATCCAAACGTTCCGAAAGGGCAACATGCCTGCTAGATCTGAGTCTGATCTTCGCTACAAGGACATCATTCGACTTCCAGGTGTTGTGACTCCTGGACTGGTTGGTGAGCTCCCTGTTCCTCTGCTCAAGTCTCTTATTGGGCTCTTTGCTGCTCCGGGCTCTGACAAACTCGTAATAGACCCATTCGCGGGGACTGGATCGACAGCAGCTGCCTGTCTGGAGCTCGACTTGCCATGCATTTCCGTCGAGCTGATACCCGAACGAGCTCAAGCTATCGTTGAACGACTACAAGGAGTATGATGAAAGCAAGAAAGATTCTCGACAAGAAAGAACACGGAGTCGGTGTTATAGTAGAGTTCACTTGGGCTGAAGCACGTCTGTTCAGTGCACGTATGGGATATGCACCGACACAGCATCGCGATCTACTCCTGGAGGCAACTCGAGTTGCGGTAAGCATGGTCGAAGGTGATCCGTACGACTCTGTCGAAGTGATCATAACGACAGAAGGCGGTCATCTTACTGACCCTGCTTAATGATAGAAGGAGATCAATGATTGAACTCAAGCTTCCTGACAAAGACTGGCCTAACGACCAGCTCACAGCAATCTACGATCTGATCCAAGCAACCCCAGAACTTGGCTTCAACTACAGAACAGGAATCCACGATCATGTCGTCGCCAATCGAACTCGAGGTACGATCTGGGCAGCTTATCTCGATAGTGAGCTCGCAGGTGTTGCCATGGTCGGCAGTCGACGACTCTATCCACACCTTCTTCGCCATGGCGAAATCGCTGTCAAACCCGAGTGTCGTCGACAACGAGTTGGGACATCACTCTACTATGCCCAGATTCTCCAAGCGTACCTTGAAGGACGACGCGAAGTCGAAGACACTATCATCGCCTCACTAAGTCCGTGGATGAGAGGCCCAACTGACTGTGGAATTGGCTTCTTACCATCACTTGGTTACACTCACTATGGGACTCTTCCACGACGAACAAGTGGCTTCCGAGATATTGAGCTTTGGGGTCGAGATCTGACAGACATCAATACTCTCCTAAAGTACTCGAGCCGCGTACCATCAAACCTCGTCGTCGAGCTATACGATACGTCAGCTATGCGTGATACGTTCTTCAAGAACACCGACAACTACGCTCACCATGACGTCCCAGCTCGTAACTACATGGACAGCATCCGTGGTCAGATATTCGGCGAAGCTCTCTCAATAACCGTACACGTCAGGAGGTTTGAATGAAACCTAAGTACCTCGGTCAAGATGTCCGTACACCTCAAGGTGAGCTCGATACGTTTCCTACGCCAGAAGGTGGACTCGAGATGGTCGAGCTTGAGTCGGACGAAGTGACGGCGCTTTGCCCTGTTACTGGGCAGCCCGACTGGTACACAGTCAATATCCACTATCGACCACGAGATCTTTGTCTTGAGTCAAAGTCCTTCAAGCTTTATCTTTGGCAGTTTCGTGAGAAGGGACTCTTCTGCGAGACCTTTTCTCGTCAGGTCTTTAACGATCTCATGGCAGCTCTCAATCCTAGATCTCTCTTCGTAACGATTAAAATGAAGCCACGTGGCGGCGTCTCTCTTGAATCAAATGTCTGCAAATATGACTCTGAGTTGGGAGGGATCGACGAATGACAGAAGCTCTAGTCTTACTTAGCGGAGGTCTTGACAGTACAGTCTGTGCTACTCTTGCAGTTCAACGCTTTGGCAGGACAAATGTAAGGGCTCTTTCTTTTACGTATGGTCAGAAACACGCACACTGGGAATGGGTTGCAGCAGGTCAAGTTGCAGCAAATCTAAAGCTCGTCTGTCTCTACGACGAAGCTGTAGGGAACCTGTTCCCAGAAGACGCCAGCACCTTGATGAAGCAGGGAGCTCCCGTCCCCGAAGTCAGCTACCATGACATCGAAGGTGTCTCTCCGACATACGTACCCTTCAGAAACGGTACACTGTTGAGTATCGCAACTATTAAAGCTCTCTCAGTAGGCTGCGATCTGATCTACTTCGGAGCTCACGCCGAGGATGCAGCAGGGTGGGCCTATCCTGACTGTACTCCTGAGTTCATCGGTGCCATGGCAGCTGCGATCTACGTGGGAACATATCACAAAGTCAGACTCGTTGCTCCACTAGCTGACAAAACGAAAGCTGATATTATCAAGCTCGGAATCGAGATCAACGCTCCTCTACACCTAACACGATCTTGCTACGTCGATAGCCCATTGTCCTGCGGGAAGTGCCCAACCTGCAGATCGAGACTCGAAGCCTTCGCTTCACTCAACATGGTCGACCCGATCGAGTATCAGAAAGGAGAGACTAGTGCGTGAGATCAAAGCACCGCAAGTTCCCGAGAGGAAACGGAGAGGCGAGAAGTACGTCTTTCTAGCTGGCAGTATCGAGATGGGAACAGCAGTCGACTGGCAAGCAGAAGTACGTACTAAGCTAGAGAATATCGACGTTGTCGTTCTGAACCCTCGTCGTGACGACTGGGACTCATCGTGGGTTCAATCGATCAGTAACCCACAATTCAAAGAGCAGGTCGAATGGGAGTTGGACATGCTCTACGAAGCTGACGAGATCTTTCTGTACTTCGACCCGAAAACTAAAAGTCCAATCTCGCTCCTCGAGCTAGGACTCTTTGCTAGTAGCAGAAAGCTCACTGTCTGCTGTCCAGAAGGCTTCTGGCGAAAGGGCAATGTCGAGATCGTGTGTGATCACTACGACATCTCTCTCTTCACTTCTCTTGACGAAGCCATTGCTCAGCTGATCAAGTTCGTTGGGTAAAAGAAGATGACAGCTTTAGCAGAGACAGCAGCTCCCTTCGATGAAACGCTCGTCTGCAATCGATGTGGTGAGTGTTGCCAGAGGTTCTTTCTACCATCACCAGACGAAGTTCGACGAGGGGACAATTGGCGATGGGACAACTACGACGAAGAGTGGTATGGTCAGCTCGAACTGATCGGCGAAGCTGAGGGCCTTGTCGAAGGCGAAAACACTCATATCTACAAGTGTCCTCATTTCTGCTATCAAGAGGGCGTCGGGACGTGTCTCATCTATGATCAGAGACCTGGGATCTGTAAGGACTTCCCCTACGGCAAGTGGGTAAAAGGTTTCGAGACCTGCGTCTGGTCGTTAGAGAAGCAGCTGGAGGCATCATGTACACGCTGACCTACAGAACGTCATTCGATGCAGCTCACAAACTTGTTGGGCATCCGGGAAGGTGTCAGAATCTTCATGGTCACACGTGGTATGTTGATGTCGAAGTTCAGTCGAAGATACTCGATAAGCTCGGGATGGTGATCGACTTTGAGACTCTTCAGAAGTACCTCAACGACATCCTTCCCGACCATGCTTACCTCAACGAGTCCCTCGCTCTGAGTCAACCTACAGCTGAGAAAATTGCTCAGTGGGTCTACGAACGACTCGACCCAATGCTGAATGGGCAACTCAAGAGCGTTACTATTTGGGAGTCACCCCACTCAGGAGTACGATATGAACCAGAAGCTAGCTAGACTAGTCTGTCGCCTACGAAGTCATCAGTGGGGAGCCTTCTGGAATTGTCGAACTGATGATTCGTTGTCGAACATCTGCGATCGATGTAGTAGCGTTCGTATTGCAGATCCTGGAGAAACCTGCTGGAAGATTCGTCGAGAGATCTATCCCTCGAATCGAGTCCCATTCCCATTAGATAAAGGACAACGACTATGAACCAGAAGTATGACGTCGACGAGATCTTCTACTCGATTCAAGGCGAGGGTGTGTACTCAGGAAGCCCGATGATCTTTGTACGATTGACTGGTTGCAATCTTTCCTGCGACTGGTGTCTGGGCCCGAACACCTTAATACAGCTCATCTCAGGAGGTGCATCGAAGATCAAGGACATTCGTGCTGGCGACGTCCTTCTAGGGTATGACGAAACTTCGGGTACATTACAGCCGACAACGGTTGTCACTACCAAACAGCACGGAGGGAAGGAGCGCTGGTCTATTAAGCCGTCTTCTTCTCAGACTACTATCGCGACGCCTGATCACCTCTGGATGGTAGACGGTAGCTGGAAGCGGACGGATCACCTTGAGACTGGAGACGAAATCTGGACTTCGGGAAATCTGAACTACTCTTCTTGGCGCATGAGACGAGATAACCCCTCGCGACTTCCCGGTGCACATGATCGATTAAGTGCGAGAGCTAAGCGACTCTTTGGGGAGAGAGTCCTCTCTGCAGGCCCACTTCACCCTAAGAGCATAGGTCCCCTTCGAGGGGATAGCAGCGTCTACGATATTACCTGCTTGCCGTTCCCGACATTCTTCGCGAACGGGCTCTTAACTCATAACTGTGATACGAAGTACGCTCTCGAAGCATCAGACAGGACGCGTCATCTAACCCCTGAAGAGATTGCTCTCGAAGCTAAGAAGCTCTCGACGAAGGCGACACGAATCTGTATTACTGGGGGCGAGCCGACTCTTCAACCAATTGGGCCACTCCTAGCTCATCTATCACTTGGCTGGACTGTACATATCGAGACGAATGGTACGATCCCGAGATCCCCGGGACTCATACAGTACTATATCGTCTTGAGCCCAAAACGAGAACTTGCTCCCCACTCTAGCATGCTCGAAGCAGCAAATGAGATTAAGCTCGTCGTTGACGTCCCTGACTTCTTCGAGAGTGAGTTCTTCAAACCTTATCTCGAAATGTCTCATAGTCAAATAACGCTCCGTCACATAACCTTCAGTCTTCAGCCCGAGAACAATCGACGCGAGATGGGCAAGCTTTGTGTAGAATTCATTAAGGAGAACCCACAGTGGCGACTCAGCCTACAAACTCACAAGCTTCTAGGGGTGAGATAAGAGTAGCTGTAGCAAGACTTTTGGTGAGTCTCGGGATCGACCTCAACGACTCAGACTTCGTTGATACAGATCGACGAGTTACTGACTACCTACTCGAACACTTCCCTGACAAGGACGAAGACCCCCCAAGGAGTACAACATTTCCTACAGACTACCATGGTATCGTCAGTCTAGTTGATCTCGAAGTCGACAGCATTTGTCCACATCATCTTCTCCCAGTCAAATACACGATCAGTCTCGCCTACATCCCAAAAGGTCAAGCAATCGGTCTCTCAAAGCTAGCGCGTCTAGCTCAGTGGGCTGGAAAGAGAGCAGTACTCCAAGAGAATCTTACGTCGTGGCTTGCTAATATCCTACAGACAGCTCTTGAAACCGAAGACGTTGCAGTTGTTATTTCGGGATGCCATTCGTGCATGTCGATCAGAGGAGTCATGCAAGATCATCATCGCACCATCACGTCGGAAGTTAGAGGAGCTTTCGAGAAAGATGCTAAGACACGAGAAGAGTGGATGGAGCTGAGACGTTGACACTCTGGGTCTATGATCCTGGTCAGACAACGGGCTACGCGAAGTTCACCATGCCTCGATTCGAGCTGATCGAGTGGGGCGACTTCCCTCTCTGGCGTGATATTCAGACTCAAATCAAGCATGGTGATACCGTTGTCTACGAAGACATCAAGGTTCTTCACCCATCATTCAACCCAGTCGGGCTTCAAGTCATTGGCGTGATCAGATTCACCTGCGAGAAGTGCGATGTTGAGCCTATCGCTCAACGACCATCTGTCATCAAAGGAGTCCTGACGTGGCCCGTGCTACGACTTAACCAGATCAAGTCTCTTCACGCCCGAGACGCTGTAGCTCATGGCATTCATTACGTCGGCATTGAGAAGGTAAAACTCCCTTCAGAACTGCTGAACAAGGATCACTTGACCTCGAACCTTGAGATCTCTTAAACTGTAGATAATTCCTAAAGGAGAAGACAGAGTAGAACGATGACCGAGGGCTCAACTAAAGAACGACACGTTAAGTACAACGAGATCCCGAAGGTCGAATGGTGGGACTGCTCTGTCGGCTTTACCTGTTTCTGCGGCGCCGAGGTCGTGCTGGGCGAAGATGGTGAACCTTCGAAGTGTAACTGCGAGCGCGAATGGCGACTAGACGCTAAGCTTATGGTGAAGGGTGAGAAGACAAATGACGACTGACGAGAAGCTTCGAACATCGATTCGAGAGGCAGTAGCTCGAGGCTGGACTCACGAAACTGTATCAGATAGAGTCATGAGTGCCGCGTTAGTTGAGGCTATCGTCGACGAAGTTACTCCTCTACTCGAGAAGTATGTAACAGCACTGAAGAAGATCGATGCTCTCTTCGACTTCAATAGGCATTTAGATCCCGGCGACTTCGACCTCGAGGACCCCATTGATCTCGCTAATCAGGCATTCAGTGAAGCCGCTGCCCTTCTAGCGAAGTTATAGGAGCTTAGACGAACATGGAAGTTCACGTAACCGAGAGAAGCACGTTCAAGTTCTGTCGTCGACAATGGCGGTACGCTTATCGCGACAATCTGACTTCAAGAAACTCTCCTCATCATGCCCTCTGGATCGGGCAGGGGGTTCACATCGCCTTAGCAGCCTACTATCGAGGTGACGACCCGATGCAGTCTCTCGATCAGTGGTTCTGGTCGGAGCTAGGACCGGACCAATCACCTGAAGAGCAGAGAGAAGCAGAAGAGACCAAGCTCCTGATGACGACGATGATCGTAGGTTACCTCGAGTTCGCCAAGACGACCGACGACTTTGAAGTCATCGCTGTTGAGACGCCTCTCTCAGCTAGAATCCGTGGGACTCATGCGACCCTCGTTGGGACTCTCGATCTGCTCGTCAGACGTAGAGGGCGCTTGTGGGTTGTAGACCACAAGACTTGTGCATCCTTTGCTGACCCTCTAGCTCTCGAGCTCGATGATCAGATGACTGCGTACCTCTGGCTCGTTGCCCAGATCTATGGTGAAGTGCCAGCGGGAGCGGTCTACAATCAGCTACGAAAGAAGATCCCAGCTGAGCCGATGCTCTTACAGAGTGGGATGAGACTCTCGAAAGACAAGTCCGTTGATACGACTCCTGAAAAATATCTCGCAGCGATTCGTCAGTATGGCTTTAACGAAGTCGACTACGAAGACATACTCGCGTCGTTGAAGCAGAACGAGTTCTTCAAGAGAGAACTGATTGCTCGGAACTCAAGAGAACTCGAGTCTTTTGGGAAGTTTCTCGTCGATGAGTGTCGCGAGATGCTAAGCGTGAGAACGTCTCTCTACCCGAATCCGACGAGGGACTGTTCATGGGGTTGTTCGTATCGAGTACTTTGTAAGAGTGATTCTGAAGGGGGTGACACGGATGCGCTGAAGTCGACTCTCTACGAAGTTCAGACTGCTGGGAGGTGATGCCTGTGAACGTTAAAGACCCGATCAATCTCATGGTCTACAGTCCTGCAGGCCATGGAAAGACAGTTCTGCTCGGCTCGGGAGTAGGGGACGCTAGGATCTGTCCGATGCTGTTCCTTGACTTCGAGTCGGGAAAGATGTCAATCAAGTCAAAGATCCGAGTCGTTTCTCTCGACCAGCTCAAGGATGGCTCTAAACCGACCATCAACAAGATCGATGTCGTCGAGATCCACGACTGGGAAGACTACGAAGTCGTCGGCGACTACCTTGCTTCAGTCGAGCATCCATACAAGACCATAGCAATCGATAGCCTCTCCGAAGTCAACTATATGAACATGGAGGGGGCGATCGAGAACGGGAAGCGAGCTCGTCCTAGTACTCACGATGCTGATATCGCCGAGATGCAGGACTACCTCCGAAGCTACGCTCAGATGAGACGGCTCATTCGCTTTTATCGAGATCTGCCCCTACATACGATTTTTTCGGCTTCAGCCGAAATCGTCAACGACCCTGGGGCGAAGAGAGAACGAATGTGGCCGTTACTGAACGGGAAGCTTCGGTTCGAAGTCCCAGGACTCGTCGACATCCTCGGCTACCTTGCTGTAGTTGGAGAGGGAGACGAGCTAGAAAGATGGCTGCTAACTCAGCCAACGGATACGCACGAAGCCAAAGATCGAACAGAGGGAGGGAAGCTCGGTTCTCACATCGTCAACCCAACTCTCCCGAAGATCTTCGACCTCATATATGGAGAGGAGAAAAAGCATGCCCCAGCTGAAAGCTAACTTCACGGACGTTGAGACGTTCGAAGCCATGCCCGCCGGCGTCTACGAAGTCGAAGTCGCTGAAGTTGAAGTTCGACCCAGCGAGAACTCTGAGTACGACTACATCAACTGGACTCTCTCGGTTACGGAAGGCGACTATATCAATCGAAAGCTCTGGCTCGTTACGAGTATGTCTCCCAAAGCAGCCTGGAAGCTGAAGGAAGCTCTACTCGCCTTCGGTGCTGACGAGAGTGATCTTGAAGGCGAACTTGAGTTCGACCCAGATGACTTCATCGGTGCTCGTTGTAAGGCGAGTACTACTCAGGAGTCGTACGAAGGGACTCTTCGGAATCGAGTCCAAGCCGTTCACCCACTGACTGAAGACGTCAAGTCACCTGAGTCACCATCAGGAGCAAAGAAAGTCGCCCGTCCGAAGATCCGCTAGGAGAAAATCGTTGAGGGACGCTTACTACTGTAGATGTGGGTCGGCATTGCGGGTATCTGGACCTAAGGACGATATCGAGCCAATCATGATTGAGTTCATACACAGTCATGGTGATCCCTCAAAATGTGGCAAGATTAGTTCTTGGGCTTTTCGTCGAATCATTTGGGGGATTAAGCTCCGAAGACTCCGACCGTGCTGACTCGCCAAGAAGAGTTTCTAGCAGCCGTTGAAGCTGTCCAGCGAAAAGCTCAAGAGGTTCTGAGAGCCCGAACGATTGAGTACGACTCCGTTCGGGCTCTCCCGGACCACTTCCTTGATTTGCCTCACGATTGCACTCAAGCGATCTACACGAAGTCACTTCGTATGGACAGTCTGCTTCACCAAGGTAAGGTCCTCGACTGCTGGGACAGCATCCTCGACATCATCAACTATGCAGCCTTCTTCGGGGCTTCACTACTCGTATTGGAGAAGGAACTTGAAAGCAGCCATCATCAGCCCGACACCTCTCCTCGAGAAGTACGCGACTCTGAGCGACAACTACCATCTAGTCCTCAGCGACGTTGCAAGACGAGACTCGACATACTTACAGTTCTATCGCAAGTGTTCCGACCGAGGCGACTTCGTAATCCTCGATAACTCAGCTCACGAGCTTGGTGTTGGAGATATGAACCATGACTTCTTCGACATTGCTCGTGACATCAGAGCTTCAGAGATTGCTCTCCCAGATCGTCTCTTCTTCGGCGACGATACCGTTGAACTCTCAACTGCAGTAGCCATGACGGCTCATCAAGAGCTCCCAGGAGTTCGACTGATGGGAGTCCCTCAAGGTCGAACACCCCTCGAGTGGCTCTATTGTCTCAATGGGCTTCTTCGACTTGGGATTGACACAGTTGGGATTTCGAAAGACTACGAAGTTTGGAATGGTGGACTAGCAGAACTTGTTAAGCTCGTTCCTGAGAGTTCAGAGATCGATATCCATCTCCTCGGCTGGGGGCGTCAGCTCGGAGATCTCTACGATCTTGCTAACTCTGGTCTGAAGATTCGTGGCGTCGATAGCGCAAAGCCTCTCTCATACGCAATCCATGGCATTCGACTACCTAGCGACCCTCAACATATCTGTCCGACATATCCTCGTCGCCCTTACGACTTCTTCAAGATCTCAGAAGTCGACGAACTAACAGCGACGATGAATTGCTACGTCTTTAAAGCATGGGCACGAGGAGAACCTCTGATAGTCAAAGTTGAGGAAGATGCCTCCACAGTGTCATAACTGCCCTCTTCAAGGACAACCTCAAGTCCCCGGAGTCGGTAAGCTCGGGGGTCTCGCCGTCGTAGGCGAAGCTCCGGGACGAACAGAAGTCCAGCAAGGCAAACCGTTCGTCGGACTATCAGGGAGACTCCTTCGTGAGACGCTTTCGTCTGTTGGGCTGAAGCTCGACGATATCTGGATCACGAACACTTGTCTGTGTCGTCCAGAGGACAACGATACGCCATCAGTTGATGCGATTGCTGCCTGCTATCCTCGTCTCGTCGAAGAGCTGACTCAGTGTACGAAAGCTTTACTCTGTGGAGCTGTCGCCTTAACAGCCGTTGGGCCCGAGTGGGGGACCATCACTAAGTCGAGAGGACGGGCTTTCCATCCCGACAGCATCGATCTCTGTCATCTCACTGCGGTAGCAACTTGGCACCCAGCTAAGGTCTTACGTGATCCACCGAGCTTTACTGACTTCGCGTTTGACATCACGAAGCTCATCAACGACCCTGAGAACCTGGGCCCACCTGATCCGCCACGTATCACTATGTGTCAGAACGTTGCTGACGTTAGGAACATGGTCAGAGATCTCAGAGACTACTTCTTCGTTGTTGACGTTGAAGCTACAGGTCTTGACCCGCTAATTGATAAGATCCGACTAATCGGGCTTCAGTCTGAGCCTGATCATGCCTGGCAAGTCCCACAAAAGCTCTTGACAAACAGATACGTACAGCTCCTTTTGAAGGAGCTACTCGAGAACACAACTGACTCGGGTGGACAGAATGTTGGCTATGACAGCAAGATGCTCCTCTATCAGTACGAGATCGACTGGCAGCCTACAGTTGACTCTATGCTCGCTCACTACACCTTAGATGAACGTCTAGGTACTCACGACCTTAAGGGCCTTGCCCGTCAAAGATATGATGCTCCCGACTATGAACGTCCCTTACGTGAGTACATGCATGAGAATAAGGTTGGCTATGAAGGGATCCCGCTCGAAGTTCTCTCACCATACAACGCTCTTGACACACAGTATACGTTTATGCTCTGCAAGGATCTCCCGCCTGAGATGGATGCAGAAGGCGTCCGTTCAGTCCATGATGATATCCTCATACCTGGAACGCTAGCATTACGTCACGTCGAACTGACGGGAGTAAAGCTCGACATCGAATACTTGAAAGAACTGGGTATCAAGCTCAAAGACGAGCTTGCGACTAAGAAAGTCGCCCTTCAAGACATAGCACGAGAGTATGGCTTTGAAGACTTCAACCCAGGTAGCCCACAACAGGTTGCTAAGCTGCTCTACGATGAGCTAAAGATCCCGAAGACGTCGAGAGGGCGATCAACTGAGAGGGAAGTTCTCGAGCTACTCGCAGGAAAGCACACCATCGTCAATCAGATCGTTACTTACAGACAGACTGCTCACATGATCAGTACGTACATCGAGGGTCTTCTTAGTCGCGTCTCAGCTGATGATCGAGTTCGAGGAAACTTTCTACTCCATGGTACAGTGACTGGGAGGGCTTCGAGTCGTGATCCAAACTTGCAGAACATCCCAGTCTTGATCGGGCCCATGATTAGAGATGCGTTCATCGCAGAAGAAGGCTGGGAACTACTCGATGCTGATGAAGGTCAGATCGAGCTACGTGTTGCAGCTGTTCTAAGTGGTGATCAAAAGATGCTTCAGCACTTCATCGACGACGATGATATTCATAGGATGATCGCCTCCGAGATCTTCGACATTCCACCAGAGAAGATCACTGAAGAGCAGAGATACGTTGCTAAGTACGTCGACTTCGGGATCATCTACGGTCGTGGAGCAAAGTCACTCGCAGAAGGTGAACTTCGAGATTGGGGGATCAAGAAGTCTCAGAAGTTCATCGATACGCTCTTGGAGCGTTATCCGGGTCTTGCACGATGGCGAGAGCAACAAGTCCAGAAAGCCATCAAGCAGGGGTACATCGATTACGAGATTACAGATCGTCGGCGGCGGTTTCCACTCGTGATCGAAGCAAATCGCGGTGATGTGTCTCGACAAGCCGTCAACTCACCATGTCAGGGGACGGGCTTCGATATCACGTTTACAGCTATGACGCGACTTGTCAATCGACTTGACCCCGAGAAGTGTCGAGTACTATTGATGGTTCACGACTCGATTCTTTTCGAATCACGCCTTGGTTATCGCGAAGAGAACTGCGATATCATTCGCTATGAAATGACAGAGAACTGTCCCTTCGACTTCCCTATCCCACTCAAAGTTGACATCAAAGTCGGGCAGAGATGGGGTTCTCTTGTCAAGATCACATAGTTTACAAATCGTTTACTTTGTTTACTGCCAACAATTCTCAAATCTTCTGACAGATTGCTTGAGAACCCCTTGATTTCTGTACAGGGATCGCTTATAATTATAATGAAGAAGAACAAGACAGACAAACGGGGGCGCTACAGCAGACAACTTAGGCAAGGTGCAGCCAAACAACAAACAAGCACCATAACCAGCCAGAACGGGGGTGCCAATACGGCTCGCTAGTGGACAGGCACAGGCACGACGGTACCCCGGCCCAAAACCTCAAGGGCAGAGCTGGAAGCACAGCAGGAGCAGCAAAAGGCGGAAGCCGAATAGCAAAGCTCCTGAGAGCTGCGAAGAACCGAATGCACGGCCTCTCATCAGGGCCGGATGCGGAGAAGCACTCGATAATATAAGAAGTCGAAACGGGGAGCATTACTGCTCCCGTCGCTGTGAGATGACCTCCGCAGCCTGATGAGATAGGTCGAAAGGAAGAGAGGAGAGAGAGATGACAGGACAACCGAAGATTAAAGTCGTACAGCAACCATCACCACAAGGGGACTACAGAGTCATACAGACAGTCAACACTGTCATCGTTGACATTGGACAGTACCTCACGAAGATACGAGTCGTCGAGCTAGTCAGTCTAGGATTCGACGTCACGATCGTCGAGGCAAGATGAACACACGTACACTCTTCAAGATTGCTGGTCTAGCAACGACAGCGACGATCATAGCTAGCGGTAGACCACGGCGTATTGGAGCACACCTCGTACGTCGTCAGCTCTACAAGCAAGCGAGTAGGCTTATTCGTAGAGTTCGCTAGACCGCTCTTCAGGGAGGTTGAGTCATGGTACCGAGTCAGATCGACAACGATCGGATTCGAGAGCTGAAGAAGCAGCTCGAGAATGATCTGAGCCTTGAACTACCCGACGACGAACGCTACGAAACGATCACGACGATCACAATTAGAGACGTCGCTAATGTCTTTGGCGTATCAGTTTCAGCTGTGACGAAGTCGCTTCGTAAGCGATGCATCAAGCCAGAACTGATCGACGACGAGGTCTACAGGTCGAACGGAGCTGTTGTCAAGTTCAAGGTCAACTGCCTGCTCGGCTGGCAAGTTGACCTTGCTCTCGAAGTAGCACGCGACGTCTACTACAGATCAATCAGACGACCAAGTACCATCAGGTGCTATGCTACGAGCTAGGGAGGAAGAAAAATGAATCGAGAAGGTACTGAAACGATCATCGACAAGTTCCCGAGCTGCGATATCTGTCGGGAATTCGACGGTCGTGATGAGGAAGCTCACTACGATGGGAAGACAAAAGCGGGGCCGCATGTTCTACCCACCAGTCGGTTAAAGGACGCGCAGCTTTGGTATGGATATCCCACACAGCCTGCACCTTCGGCAGAACACCCATGTCCTTCAAAGCAGACGCATCCCGCCCGACATTGAGTGGCGCTACATCGTGCGCTGCAATGGCGGCCGTCCGCGTATCGAGTGTCAGGAGATAGCCTAACCCTTCCCCTTCCGCTTGTGGGCGGTGACAGCGCCCACTGCCGGCAGGAGAAGATAGCAGAGGAGAGAGACGATGACAGTCAGTATCAAATCGCTACAGGGTGACTGGTATCAGGAGAACGCAGTAGAGGGTTCGCTTCGCGTGTACTGCTTTGTCAACCCGCCAAGCGTGCCGTTCTACCATCGTGTCGAGACTATGGGCGACGCCGTGGAGCTCATCGATCTGGAGGCCGATATTCAACTCTCAGACTGTGCCGTTGGTAGCAACGTATTCGGCCTCCAGATCTATCACCACTCAACCGGCGGGTGGGAAGAGTGGGAGGACGCAGACGGAGACAGCATTGACAACATAATGGACGCCCGTGAGAGCTAGCCCACCTTCCCTTCCCATGCCTGCCGTGTGACAGACGGCACGGACGGGGAGAGATAGATAGTAGAGGAGAGAGAACGATGACACGTCGATCGCGAAAGATCGTGAAGGACAGACTTCAGCCGCTATTTGCAGCTCTTGCTCGTGAGGACTCCGACGAGATTCGTCGTGAAGCGGTAGCAATTCTCGGAGAGATCCGACAGCAAGTGAATCGACTGAACCATGAAGCTAAGTTGGTCCGACAGCTAACTAGTCAGTACACAGAAGATACCATCGGAGTGAGAGATGCCTAGGATTTGTTACGTCGACCGAACTTTTCGTGCTCCAGCTCTGACGACGATCGATCAAGCCAATCAGATCATCAGGGAGTATCAAGCTCGGGGCTTCGAGCTGACGTTAAGGCAGCTCTACTATCAGTTCGTGGCTAGAGGCTGGTGTCCGAACACTGAGTCTGAGTACGGACGACTTATTGGCTTGATGACAGATGCACGACTCGCGGGACTCGTTGACTGGGAAGCACTCGTCGACAGGACTCGAAACCTCCGAGCTCGAACTCGGTGGGACTCTCCTGCTCATATCGTTAGTGCTGCTGCTCGAAGCTATCACGTCGACTACTGGGAAGGTCAGCAGACTCGACCTGAAGTCTGGATTGAAAAGGACGCCTTGGTTGGTGTCATCTCTGATATCTGC